CGTGACGCTGGCTGCAAAGGGCTTGCTGATTGAGGAGCAGCGGACGAATCTGCTGACGTATTCGTCAGATTACTCAAACGCAGCGTGGGGCGCAAAAACAGGCTTGGCACTGTCAACTGGCGTAACGGCACCAGATGGAACGGCCTCAACAAATGTTGCAAGCACTGCCGCTGGAACGAGAGTAATAACTCAAACGGCGACTACGACCGCCGCCACAGCATACACAGCAAGCATATTTTTACAAAAGAACGTAACCAACTTCGGTGCGGTATCTATTGTTGATGGTGCAAACACCGCATTTTGGACGTTCAACTTAAACACGGGCGCTGTTGGCAACAACGTAGTTTCCTCGCTGTCTTCAACAGCAACTATCACGAATGTAGGCAACGGCTGGTATCGCTGCACCGTAACAGCAACAGCTACAACTACTACGCTTGTAATGCAAGCGTTGCCGGTTAACAGCGTAAGTTCTGGCGTTTCAGCTATCGGAGATTCCGTTTACGCTTGGGGCGCTCAACTAGAGGCCGGCTCCTTCGCCACCAGCTACATCCCCACTGTAGCCTCTCAGGTCACGCGAAACGCTGACTCGGCAAGTATGCTGGGGGACAACTTCTACACTTGGTATAACCCGAATCAGGGGACGTTGAGTGCTGAGGTAACGCCATATGCTGTGGCTGCGAACACACTAATTACTTCTTTTGATGATGGATCAAGTGCCAACCGAATACTTATTTGGGGCACTTCTTCTGGGTCAGCAACACGATATGAAGTTAGAGCAGGCGCGGTAACCCAAGTTAACGAGTCAGCTGCTAGCACATTGATTGCAAACGCCACAACAAAAGCTGCTGCGGCATATAAAGTTAACGATTTTGCGTTTAGTGTTAATGGCGGCGCGGCGGTGCTGGATGGGGTAGGGACAGTCCCGGCAGTAAATAAACTAAATATTGGCGGCATTACAGGGGCATCTTTGCCAACTGGCACCATCCGCCGCATCGGCTACTACAGCACCCGTCTTCCTAACTCAACCCTACAGGCGCTGACGACATGACAGACTACATGCTGCGCTTTGCTGATGAGGCGGAGGCCACGGCCATCCTCTACACCTCTACCGAGGACGACGAGGGGCAGGTTACTCTCACGCCGAACTACTACGCCATTGACACGCTGGGAACCTTGTACGAGCGCCCGCCTGAGCCGCTGCCTGACCCGTATGACCCCGTGCCGCTGGACGGCTGGTATGTGAACGTGCGGACCCCTGAAGCGCCTGAGTTGGACGCATACATTGTGGACCCGGCACCAGCAGTGCCGAGAAGGGTGTGGTGCTGAGATGGCTAAGAAAAAAGGCCCGTCGCTTGCCGTTGGCCGGGGTGAAAAGTTGCCCGTCTCTCAAGGCGCTGGCTTAACAGCTAAGGGCCGTGCTAAGTACAACCGCGAAACTGGAAGCAACCTGAAGGCTCCGCAGCCCGAAGGTGGCCCACGGAAGAAGTCATTCTGCGCCCGCATGTCTGGGATGCCTGGGCCGATGAAAGATGAAAATGGCAAGCCGACGCGGAAGGCGGCTTCGCTCGCAAGATGGAAGTGCTGACTCATGGAAGCGACAATACTCTGGAACCTCGTCCTGACCATCCTGATTGGCGCAGTGGCGTTCTTCATGTCGGCCAAGTTCAAGGAGCTTGATAGGTTGTCTATCCTGCTCAACCGCACGCGGGAAGAGATTGCCCGTGATCACATTACTCGGTCTGAGTTCCGAGCAGATATGAAAGAGTTGCTGGAGCGCTTTGACAGGATCGAAGCCAAGCTGGATACTCTGCGGAGTAAACAAAGTGCCAGTCCAGTCTGAAAAGCAACGCCGGTTCATGTATGCGTCTCTCGCTGGCAAGACGGATGTCCCGCCTAGCGTAGCGAAGAAGTTTGTCGGGCCTAAAGCCCATGCCGAAGGAGGCGAAATGAAGATGTCCCCCGCGAAGAAAGCAATGGAAATGCGCCATGCTGCCGCCCTGAAGAAGGCCGGCAAACCCAAGATGGCTGCTGAAGAGATGAAGGAAGCCAAGGGCTACGCCAAGGGTGGTGGTATCGAGTCCAAGGGCAAGACCAAGGGCAAGATGATCAAGATGGCTATGGGCGGGAGGGCTTGCTAATGATGCGCTCTACTGGAATTGGCGGGGCAACTGCCAAAGAGATGGAGGCGTATCACGCCCGCAAGGCCAAGGATAAGCCCCCTGCTGGCATCCGCGCAGAGTTGGACGCAATGAAGCAGGAGAAGGCAAATGAGGCTGGCATGAAGGTCCATGAAGGCCGCAAGCTCGCCAAGGGCGGCAAGATTGACGGTTGCGCTCGTAAGGGCAAGACTCGCGGAAAGATGGTGTGATATGGCAACCCGCTGGCAATCCATCCCCGGTGCTAGAGAAGATGTAGTTCAACGCACCTCTGAAGACATTGGCAAAGTCCGCAAACGGATGAACGTGGAGTCATCCGGCCTCAAGGGCGGGGCTAAGGATTCTGTTCGTGAAGCGGGTGGCCGTGCTGCCAGACGCCTTGGCGCTAGGGCTGGGCTTGCTGGTGCAGCATTGCAAGGTGGCATTGAAGCTGGCCGTGCACTTGATGAAGCCACTGGAGTTGGCCGTAAGTTGGTGGATAAGGCAGGATCTGCTATTGACCGAGCAGCCACTGGGGATCGCGTGACGTTGACTAAAGACGCGAAGCGGCGGTTGGAAGACGAAGAAAACTTCCAGGGTATGCAGAAGGCTTTGCGTGAAGTAGACGAAGAAAGCGGTCGAACCAACTACGCCAAAGGTGGCAAGGTCCGTGGCGGTGGTTGCGAATCTCGGGGTAAAACCAAAGGTAGGTTTGTATGATGGCTTCACGGGGTATGGGGGCTATCCGTAAAGGTGTGGTGAAAAAGCGCCGTGATAACACTGACTTCACTGAGTACGCCAAGGGCGGCGAGGTCTGGGATACCCCTAACCCCAAAGCCAAATCCAAACCCCTTACCCCCGCCAAGAAGGCAAGTGCCAAGGCTGCTGCAAAAGCCGCTGGTAGGCCCTACCCCAACTTGATCGACAACATGCGGGCTGCAAAGCGATAAGCCATGACAACCTCTGGCACCACTACGTTTAACCTTGACCTCAATGATGCGGTTGAGGAAGCCTTTGAGCGCTGTGGTGCAGAGCTTCGCACGGGTTATGACTTGAAGACCGCACGGCGGTCGTTGAATCTGCTGTTCACCGATTGGGCAAATCGCGGGGTAAATCTGTGGACTATCGAGCAAGGCTCACAAGTCCTGACTCCTGGCACCAACACCTACACGCTACCTGCCGACACGGTGGATCTTCTTGAGCATGTGATTCGCACAGGTTCTGGGAATGTCTCCACTCAAGTTGACCTGACCATCACGCGCATCTCGGTCTCCACCTACTCGTCCATCCCGAACAAGCTGCAACAAGCAAGGCCGATTCAGATCTGGATCAACCGCCAAGCCGCTGCGCCACAGTTCACTGTCTGGCCCACGCCTGACAACTCGCAGACCTACACGCTCGTCTACTGGCGTTTGCGCAGGATGCAAGACGCTGGTGCCGGGGGCACGTACACGCAGGACATTCCGTTCCGCTTCCTCAACGCTCTGGTAGCAGGCTTGGCGTACTACCTGTCCATGAAGCTCCCAGGTGCGATGGAGCGCATGCAGATCCTGAAGGCTCAGTATGACGAGGCTTGGGAACTAGCTTCAACGGAAGACCGTGAGAAGGCTGCTGTGCGGTTTGTGCCGCGCCAGATGTTCATAAGCTGACATGGCAAACAGGTTTGCAAACGGTGCAAAGGCATTTGGATTCTGCGATGTCTGTGGGTTTCGTTTCGACCTGAAAAAGCTGAAGAACCTGACCGTCAAGACCAAGCAGACGCAGATCAAGGCATGCCCTCAATGTTGGACTCCGGATCAGCCGCAGCTTCAACTGGGTATGTACCCAGTCAGTGATCCACAAGCCATCCGCGATCCACGCCCTGATACGAACACTTGGTACGCCTCAGGACAAACGGCTATCGGTACTATTGGTGAAGGTAGCCGGGTAATTGAGTGGGGCTGGAACCCTGTTGGCGGGGCGCGAGGGGTTGACAACGGGTTGACTCCAAACGCCTTGGTTGCGCAAGGATATGTTGGTACAGTAACGGTCGTAGTGACCTAAGCACAAGGAGCCCGAAATGGCAAAGATGACACCCCAGGACGCTGTCAAGGCGCACGAAGCCAAACGGCACAAAGGGGAGCCGAAGACTTTCAAAAAGGGCGGTCCTACCACCGATGACCGCATGAAGTACGGGAAGAACCTTTCCCGCGCCATGAACCAGAAGACGGGGTGAACCATGAAGGCCAAGAAACTTGCGCCTGCCAAGCAGGCATATCCTCAAGGTGCTGAGAACCCCCGTGACCTGTGCATGGTGATTGGGAACTCCTCCAAGGAGGTTGCTCCTCCGGCAAAGACTTCTGGCGTCAAGATGCGCGGTGCTGGTGCGGCTACCCGTGGCTTCATGGCCCGTGGGCCGATGGCTTGAGGTAAACCGTGGATTACGCTGCTCTTAAAACTGCTGTGGAGGATTACACCGAGAACACGTTCTCGGCTACTGACTTCGCCACTATGACGAAGTTGGCAGAGCAGCGCATTTACAACGCTGTTCAGTTGCCAATCCTTCGTAAGAGTGTCATGGGCACTTTGACGATTGGTAATCAGTACCTCTCGGCCCCGTCAGACTTCTTGTCTGTGTTCAGCCTTGCGGTGGTAAATGGTTCCAGTTACGAGTTCCTTCTGAACAAGGATGTTAACTTTATTCGGGAATCGTTTCCAAACCCTGCCTCCACCGGAGTGCCCAAGTATTACGCGCTGTTTGGGCCAAACTCTGTGACCCCCACGGAGCAGACGTTTATCCTTGGCCCGACGCCAAGCTCAGCGCTTGCAACGGAACTGAACTACTTCGGCTATCCAGAGAGCATCGTGACAGCCACCAACACATGGCTTGGCGACAACTTTGACAGCGTGCTGTTTAACGCGGTACTGGTCGAAGCTGCCCGGTTCATGAAGCAAGAGCCCGACATCGTGGCCGAGACGGACAAGCAGTACGTTCAATCCCTGACGCTGCTGAAGAATCTGGGTGATGGGAAAAATCGCCAGGACGCCTACCGCAGTGGGCAGGTAAGGACACAGGTGATCTGATATGGCTATTGTTCAAACGCAGACCACCAGCTTTAAGGCGGAACTATTCACAGGCACGCATGTGTTTGGGACGGACACGTTCAAACTTGCCCTGTATGCTTCAACTGCGGACCTTGGTGCGGCCACGACGGTCTACACAACTTCCAGTGAGGTGCCCGCAAGCGGCACTTACGCGGCTGGCGGCGGGGTATTGACAGGCGTGTTGGTCTCCAGTTCTGCCACGACGGCTTGGGTGACGTTTGACAATATCTCGTTCACATCTGCCACGATCACTGCCCGTGGAGCGCTGATCTACAATTTCAGTAAAGGCAACAAGAGTGTTGCGGTGCTGGATTTTGGCTCTGACAAAGTGGTAGCAGGCGGCACGTTTACAGTGCAGATGCCCATTGCAAACGCAAGCAACGCATTGATTCGCATCGCATAAGAGGTAAGAAATGGCAAATGCAATTTATCCGAAGTACAAGGAAACCATCCTTGGAGCAGCGACGAACACCAATCTGCTGTCTGGCACGGTGAAGGTTGCTCTGGTTGATACAGGTACATACACCTACTCTGCGGCGCATCAGTTTCTGACTTCACTGACTGGCGTGGTTGGGACGGCTCAGACGATTGGTGCCACCAAGACTGTGACCGATGGTGTATTTGATGGTGCTGATGTGACCTACACCTCGGTGACTGGCAACTCGGTTGAGGCGCTGGTCATTTATGTTGACACTGGTTCGTCGGCAACTTCGCCGCTCGTTGCATATATTGACACCGGAGTAACGGGCTTGCCAGTCACGCCTAATGGCGGCAATATCAGCATTACGTGGAACGCAAGCGGTATCTTTGCGCTGTAAGGTATGGCTCTCCCAAACGACTCCATCGCCGTCACCCCTGGCTCGGGGGCGACGGTTGCCACGCAACTGGTGTCCTCCAAGGAATACCAAGTTGTTATGCTGGCGCTGCCAGATGGGCACCTGAGTGGCAGCCTGCCGCAGTACCGCATGATCTGCCCCGCGCAGGCGGTGGGTGCCAACAAGGTGTTTCTAGACCTGTTCAATGCCACGGGCAGCGGCGGAACACTGCGCATCCTGTCAGCTTTCTGCTATGTGGACAACGACACGGCGGTGACCGGCACGCTGGGCGTTGAGATAAGTCTGACGCGCACCACGGCGGTGGGCACGGGCGGCACGGCGGCGACATTGGACGGCACATCGCTGACGGCGATCACCATCAGCGAAATGGACACCAACAATCCAGCGCTAAACGCCAACATCACGGCGCGGTCCTCGCCCACGGGCGGCGCGACTGCTGGGGCCTTGCTCAGTCAGCGTTGGGTTTTTACCGAAGAAACCTCGGCCCCGTCCGGTATCGCGGGCACGCTGGGCGCGGAGTTTGTGCGGAACGAAGGGGCCGATGTGATCGTGCGCGAGAACAGTGGCTTGCGCTTTGTCCAGGGGACTGTGGCATCGGTCGGTAACCTCGCCTTCGAGATCACGTTCGAGGTGTTCTAAATGTCGTTGCTGCTGCTGTTTAGAGACAGCGGAAGCGGTCCAGCGACACAGGACCTAACTCCGGGCCTGTACACCAACGCCCAGACTTTTTACGGTCCAACGGTAACTGCTGCGGTCACGCTGACCCCGGCGCTGTTTACAAACAGCAATGAGTTCTTCAGCCCGACAGTAGCTCGCGGCACGGTAACGCTTCAGCCTACTCGTTACGACAACGCACAGAGCTTCTTTGCCCCCACTATTACTCGGGGGGCAGTTGCCCTCACTCCTGCACGCTACGACAACGAACAGACTTTCTATAGCCCGACAGTAGCCCGTGGTACGGTCACGCTTACGCCCGCTCGGTACGACAACGCGCAGACCTTCTTTGCGGCCACCTTGACGCAGGGCACGGTAACGCTCCAACCGGCTCGATACGACAACAGTCAAAGTTTCTTTGCGTCCACGGTCACGACAAGCAGCACGCTGAACCCGGTAAGGTACGACAACGAGCAGGTGTTTTTTGCCCCGGTAGCCAGTGACGCGTATATCCTGACCCCTGCAAGATTCGACAACACGCAGGAGTTTTACGCCCCTGTAGTTGCCGACGCATACCTAGTAACCCCAGAACGGTACGACAACAGCCAGAACTTCTACTTGGCAACGGTTGATGGCGGCAACGTCGTTACCATAGTTTTGACTGGCGTGCAAGCCGTTGGGCTGTTAGGATACGTAAACGTCTGGGGGCTGACCCCCGGCCCACCAATTTTGGAGTGGAGTGCTGTAGAAGATGCGCAAACGCCAAACTGGGCCGCAGCGGGTACAGTTCAAACACCTGGGTGGCTCCCACCATCAACGACTCAAGTCCCCGGCTGGGCGCTTGTGGCAGACACGCAAAATCCCAACTGGCAATAAATCATGGCCTCATACACCACAAGCCTTCGACTGATTCAGCCTGCCACCGGGGAATACTCGGGCACCTGGGGTACTCAGGTCAACACGGGCCTGACCTCGCTTGTTGATACCTCCGTAGCAGGTACGGCCACTATCACAATGGTGGCAGCAGATTACACGCTGTCTACGGCCAATGGAGCTTCCGATGAGGCTCGGGCGGCAATTTTGAACGTAGTGGGCACCCCCGGTGCGGCCCGCAACATTATTGTCCCAGCGGTTAGCAAGCTATACGTGGTGTACAACAACACTACAGGCGGTTTTGCTCAAACGGTCAAAACATCTTCCGGATCTGGTATTTCAGTACCCAACGGAGCAACCGCTTATTTGCGGTGCAACGGGACTGATGTAGTTGCTGCATTGAATTATCTAGGATCTTTGTCGCTTGGGGCGGCACTGCCGGTGACTTCTGGTGGTACAGGATCTACATCTACTACTTATTGCTCTTTAACATCCAATGTCACAGGAACCCTACCTGTAACTAATGGCGGTACGGGGCTGAGTACTTTTGCCGCGCTATCGATTCCAGTAGCCAACACCCTTAATACGCTGAGTGCGTTAACTGCAACTGCAGGGCAATCCGTTAGGGTCAACGCTGGTGGAACAGCTTGGGAGGCGTATACGCCATCAACAGGAACAGGTGATGTAGTTGGTCCTGCTTCTGCAACAGCGGATAGCCTTGTTGCCTTTAATGGCACAACAGGCAAGCTAGTAAAACAAGCCTCTACGGTAACCGTCGCACAAGGCGGAACAGGACTAACTACGTTTGCAGCATTGTCTGTTCCTGTTGCAAACACACTGAATACGCTAAGTGCGTTAACTGCAACTGCAGGGCAATCTATTCGAGTTAATGGTGGTGGAACCTCTTGGGAAACTTACACACCAAGTATCCCGACAGTAGATTATCAAGAATTTGCTAGTTCTGGCACATGGACTAAGCCCGCTGGTGCCACATTTGTAATGGTTGAAGCCATTGGCGCTGGTGGAGGCGGTGGGTCCGGCGGTCGTGGTGCTGGCACATCGCAAATGGTGCTAGGCGGAGGCGGTGGCGGTGGTGGCGGTTTTGTCCGCAAGGTTTTTCCCGCTAGCGTTTTTGGCAGCACGGTAACCGTCACGATTGGTGCAGGTGGTACTGGAGGTACTGCGCAAACTGTTAACGATACCAGTGGCGCTATTGGTGTTGCTGGTGGGAACACTACGTTTGGTGCAGTGTTAACCGCTTACGGCGGGCAACCGGGGGCTGGAGGGCTTCAAGCAGCTGCTAGTGGTAATTCGTCTTTGGGCGGGCGTGGCGGCGGTCTAAATAATGCTACAGCGGCGGGCGCTTCTCTGCCCTCTGGTGGTCAAGTTGGCGCATCTCAAGCAGCAGGTGGCACACAGGGAAATTCCGAAGCTGGCGGCGGTGGTGGTGGAACAACACAAAACAATGGTGGTACACCTACTACTTTCGCGGCTGGTCGTAGTGCATATGCAGGCGCTGGTGGTGGCGCAGGCGGTATATGTAATTTAACTTCTGGCACAACCGCAGCAAGTCAAGGCGGTACGGCAACATTTGATTTAAGCGCCACTGGTGGCACAGCAATAGACACCAATGGTTCAGCAGCAGCAAACGGATTTATGGCTGGTGGAGGCGGTGGCGGCGGATCGGCCAACCGCGCAGCAGCAGCGACAGCAGGCGGGACAGGTGCGGTGGGCTCCGGTGGCGGCGGTGGTGGGGCCTCCATCAACGGCTCCAACTCGGGCGCTGGCGGCGCTGGCGGCGCAGGTTTGCTGCGTGTCTATACGTGGTAAGGAGTAGACATGAGATACGCAATCCTTAACGGCAATAAAGTTGAAAACGTCATTGTTGCAGACGCAGAGTTTGCTGCCAGCGTTGGCGCTGTTCAGTGCCCTGATTACGCGGGTATTGATTGGACATATGACGGCGCAAACTGGACCGCGCCATCCCCGTTTTCAGCGCTTGCGCCACAAGTAGTGACCATGCGGCAAGCGCGACTTGCCTTGTTGGCCGAAGGTAAGTTAAACGATGTGGAGACTGCAATTGCAAGTTTGCCAAGCCCGCAGAAAGAGGCAGCCAAAATTGAGTGGGAGTACAGCACCGAGGTGCGCCTCGACAGCGATTTGGTGAAGCAGCTAGCCCCCGGCTTGGGATTGGATGACGCTGCGCTGGAGACTCTTTTTACGCAGGCAGCAACACTGTAATGGAAACAGACCCGATCCGCCTACTCAAGGCACAGGCGCAGGTTGAACTTGACCGCTTGGAAGCTCATGCAACGGCTCGTGAGGTGGCTGCTAAGGTCATCGGAAAACAAGCTCTTGTGTGGATTTTTCTGCTTGTACTTGTTGGCGTTGGGTCTTCTCTTGTACTGGACACACAAGCTCTCCCGGCTGTTATCGGACTCGTAGCCACGGCCACGATGGCGCTCATTCAACTGGTCAACGGTATTGCCACCGAGGCCAAGAAGGACGAGAAGCCTGAGATTACCATCATCCGGGAGTTGATTGCTCGGCTGGATCAGCGGGAGCCTCCGATGCGGGTTGACGTAGCCGACGGCAAGGTTACAGTCAGCAAAGGCGACGACAAGGTAACAACAG